GAGCCACCAGCATTGCCTGGGATAGCAACTCACTTGCCGCCGCCGCCGCCGCCAGTAGATGTAACTGTTGAAAAAACACTATTACTGCCATTGTTGCCTACTGCATCACCAGATTGAGTTGCGCCACCAGCGCCAACCGTGACTGTATAGTTTGTACTAATTGACAATGATAACGCAGTTTCTAATGTCCCACCGCCGCCGGTTGCGGTTACGGTAGAACGCAAACCACCTGCACCACCACCACCAGAATTACCGGCGTTAGGCCCACCACCAGAACCACCACCAGCAACTACTAGGTAATCAACGGCAAGCGGGGCAATAAAACTTCGTTGGTTTTGTAGTACAGCTTGTAAAGCGCCGCTCATGTTAAACCGCTCCCTGAGATAAGCCAGTTAGTAGATGTAATTTTAATTGCTGTTGCAGAGCCATATTGCGCCAACGTGCGTGAGCCTGTTGTCCCCGCAGCGCTTAAATTCATTGTGTCAGTCGTAATCGCAATCGTAACGGCTGCTGCTGCCATATTAATAAAGGTAATTGCTGTCCCGATTGGATAAGCTACTGAACTGTTGGCAGGAATAGTAAATGTCCTTGCGTTGTTGTCGCCAACGGGGTGAAATATATGTTTGCCATTATCAGCAAGAACTAATGTATAAGCGGCTGATTGGCTATTTTGCGGGATATTCCTAAACCCAACTGCGTCTGTACCATCTACCGTGCAACTTGTTAAGGTGCCGCTAGATGGTGTGCCTAACGCCCCACCGCTCACTAAGTTGCCGGATGCTGTGCCTGTTAATGCAGCAGTAATCGTGCCAGCGGTAAAGTTGCCGCTTGCATTTCTCGACACAATTGCCGATGCAGTATTAGCATCTGTGGCAGTAGTGGCGCTATTGCTGACCTTGCCAGCAGTAGCGATAGTTGCAAGTTTGGTGTCAGCAATCGCGGCGCTGGCGTTTATATCTGCATTAACGATTGAAGCATTGCCGCTAACAATTACAGTGCCATTTTGATCAGGAAATACAATGGCACGGTCAGCAGTTGGGTCTGTAGCCGATAGGAAAGTCTCAAAAGTGTTTGCAGTGGAACCTTCAAAACTAAAGCTGCCCGCAGTACCAATCTCAAGGTTGCCTGTTATTGTGCCGCCCGCAAGCGGTAGTTTTTCTGTATCTAATTCTTCAATTGCAGCTTGTACATTACTAGAAGCAAGGCTGCCAAAAGGCGTAAATGATACTTGGTTTGCGGTTACAGTTGTAAAAGTTTGTGAGATATCAATTTCTGTCCATGACGTGCCATTAGATAAGATAATATCTGGGGGGTTCAATGCTGCGTGAGGCGCATTGCCGGTAGTAACTGTACCGCCTGTACTTACTACCACATAATATCTAGAATTACCAACAGATGCCGCTGGTAAAGCCGCGCCGATAGTAAGGCCAATGGCAGTCCCCTCTGCAGTTACGGATGTAATAAGGCCCGTGCCACTACCTGTAGAAGCATTAAATGTACCAGCAAATACAATCTCACCAACGCTAATACCAATTGGTTGGTATACATTGCCGTCGTACAAAAAAAGATCTTTACTGAGCGGGTTGAAAAAGAATTGTCCAACACAGTCAGCGGTCGGCGTAGTATCTCCAATTTTGCTGATAGCGTAGTTTGCTATCTTAGCGCCTGTGATTGTATTAGCTGCAATACGCGCAATATCTAAACTGCCGCTTGTAATTTGTGATGCTGCAAGGTTTGGTACATCGCCTGCTGATAGTACCGTTCCCGCAGTTGCAATACCTTTGCTATTTATTGTTACTTTTGTGTACTGGCCCGCAGCGATACCAGCTTGAGCTGCAAGCGAGATCGTGCCAGTGCTAACACTAAAATCACTGCCTGCGATAACACCGCCTAATACTGCATTAGTTGCGGCAGTTACGTCTAAAATGCCGTTACCGTCTACGGTTAAACCTGCTCCAGGTCGTACTGCGCCTCTGACGCTACTGGTGGCAATCGGCAAATCAGCGCCAGCTAAAGCAACTGCGCCAGTGATATGGCCTTGAGCGTTATAAGTAAAACCGGTTGTGGTGCCAGCCGTAATGCTACTGGTGTGATTTAATACGCCGCCGCCTGTAACGCTAAGCCCGGTGCCGGGTGACATTACCCCAACAGTGCCCGATACTGCAATAGGCAAATCCGCTGCTGCAATTGCTGCACCAACAGTTACATGGCCCTTGGTATCAACCGTCAGCTTTGTGTACGTGCCAGCCGTCACACCACTGGTTGCATGTTCAAGGCTGCCAGTACCAGCATTACGAACAATCGGGCTGGTAGGTGCTACCAGTTGCAGATTGCTAGAGCTAACCGTTACGCCACCAGTAGCTGGGATGGTGCTGGTATCCAATTTGGCAGCAGTTACCGTGCCATTCGTAAGGTTGGTGCCGCTAATGCCGCTGAGGTTTACCTTGGCTACTGGTATTGAGGCATCATCTACTAATGCAGCGCCCTGCTGTACTAAATTCTTAACTGTAATTTTCTTGGTGTCACTACCTGCAATGGAAAATACTGGCAACACATCTGCTGCCGCTGGCGTTGTTTCAGCAGTTAGCTGATCTATCCGCTGGTTAGCCATTAAAGCTCCTCTCCGAGTTCTAGAATGTCACCATCAGCGGTGCTTAGAACCAGTCTATCACCCGCAGAGTTGAGTAACAGGTCAGCCCAGGTAACAGTTTGCACTCGTAGCTTGATTTCGCCAGTAGTGACAAACGTAAATGTACTACCAATTATGTCGCCTGCAGCACAACTAATTGCGGCATTAGTCATTACGCCATCAATTTCATACCACACTGAATCATTTCCAGCATTAACTCCTTGCCCCTGGCCTTCACTTAAAATATAAAGATTAGCTTTAAAATCGCTGCCAAACTGTTGCCGCAACAACAAATTATGCAAATACACTGCAATTTCAGTTTGACCCGCAACTGCATAATCGAAAATACACTCGATACTGCCTGATCCCGTGATTAAAGTGCTGTATTGATTTCTAAATTCATCACCTAATCCTGTTGTATCAACCGCCTCGCGATCAGTTGATAATTCAAATCTTACAATTTGGCCCAATACTCTTGGCACTGAATTAAGGATTTTGCAGCTAACAGCAACGGCAGCGCCGGGTGTTGCTAATGCGACTCTGTTGTTTGCTGTTCCGGCCACCGCGTCAGAGTATGTATTGTATAACCGCAAACCGCCAAGTTGATCTACATTAACAAACCAGTTGCCTTTTGTGTATGCCCAACCCGATATAAATGAAAGCGTAGATGCACTACTAAACTCTACAAAATCACCTGTTACAAATGCGCCAAAACTAAAATCAAAGCTAAACATGCCCTTGCTGACATTAACGCTTGCAGGTGCTATTGTTCCTGCAATTACATCACCACTATCTCTGGTAAGTTCTATATTGCCTGCATTACCTAAATAAACGGTCATAGCGTCACACCTGTTGGTGCGCCAGTAAATTGGAACTGGATGCTGGCTTGCATTACTTCCCCAACAGCACAACTTAATTCTGCGCTGGTAATGATGCAACTACCTTGAATAAGCTTGGTGCCCCAGCCAAGTTTAATGACTAATATGTCAGACTCACTAACTACAGCAGTTTTTACCACACGCTCTAGCAATGAAACCGGCGCTGAATCATAATAAAATACAGTGGCGCTACCGCTTATAGTCCTAAGCCCTGGAACATAGCTGCGGTCGCTTTCGGTTAATACTGTGGTTTCAAGCGTATCAACTGTACTAGATACGCTCCAGTTGCTAACCTTAGCTACTTGTGTGCCGTTATATGTCAATGTGCCATCTTTGCCGCTGTAATAAGTCATGCGTCAAGCACCCCTGTTAATTTAATTGTAACCGACATACGACCAGGCTTTACACTGTTGAATTGTGGCGGCTCAGCGTAGCGATACTGCAAACCGAATGGTGCTGCTGAAAATCTATTGGTGCTGCTGAGTGCCGTGATCCCTGCATCAAAGCCGGGATTGCCACTTTTGCTGGTGCTCCCCAGGCCAAACAAACCTAACGTGCCACGGCAATTAGCGTAATGATCATGGATTAAAGCTGCATCGGCATCGCTGATATTATCAAACGATAATGATAGTTCTGTATTACTGCGCCTGCTGCCATATTGCACACGGCTTTCCATGCCGTTCTGTGCTGTAAACGTAGTACCTGGAAAATCGCCTGCATTTAGCGACCTTGAGGTAGGGGCAATACTAGGAAAAACCGGACCTACAAAACTCATTGCTCGTTTTGCACCTCAAATAAATTGTCATTTAAGTTTAGGTAGGTGATTTTGCCGCTAGTCTCTTGCGGTACGTGGCTGCCAGTTATTTCTACCATCCCTTCCTCATCATAACTAATGAGTTCAGCCTTGTATACCCGTGCGCTTTGGGCGTCTGCATACACCGTAAAGACTGCGCCAGCAAATTTATTATCCGTCACATAACCATTGCCATCAATTGTCATGGTGTCTTGCTCAACTTCCAGCTTCCCAGATCGCCACCAGTAAACCGTATTTGAGCCGGTCAATTCGCTGCTTGTTACAACGCGGCCATCATCCAACACATAACCGTTTTGGAATTGATCTACATGCCTTGCCTGACTCGCAAGTTTAAAATACGCACCAGGCGCAAGTGCCAACCCTTCCGGAAATGTTTTAAAGGTAACCGTATGCGTTACATAACGGCGCGTTTGAATTAATAGTTTAGCAAAATCAACTGCATGGTCTGCGCTGGTGCAAAAGCCAGTAAAATCCACTGCTTCCACTGGTGCTGATTCTGAATCTGTTTGTTGTGATTCAGCTAACCGCACAAGGATATTACGTGTTTCGGCAAAGCCATCTTCTACCTCATCGCGTAATGTAATTAATACTTGCGGTGCTAATCGTTGCTCCGCTGGATACCAACTTACCTGCAACGAATCCTCAATGATATTACCATCGGTAAATAGGGCTGATATTGTAGGTAAGCGGTCATAAGCCCCAACTAACGTGTAACCAGTTGGAAAGCCTTGCGCTGCATTAACTGGGAATGTTGGCTGCAAGGATAACTTGCCACCTAAAATAAGGAAATCTAAGAAGAAATATGCTGCATTTTCGTAAGCCCATTCGCGGATATTAACTGGTGACGCCAGCACCCCATCCCAGAACCATTGGTTAGCAATACAAACCTTGCAAGCTTCTTGGAATCCGGGCCAGTCAATCATTGATTCTGGTATTAATTTATTTGCGCCAACCAATGGTGATCGCAATAAAGCACGTAGTATTTCAGGAAACAAATGCGTAGGGCCAACAATGCCGGAGGTTGGTGAATAGCCTGTTGTGGTGCCGGCCACTGGATCAACCATCCGCACTGTTTCACGGCCTTGCTTAGCGTAATAAGTAAGATTACTAAAATCGCTCCACTCTTTACCGCTACGCAATTGCAAACCTATCATTGCCATCCGGTCGTATTGCGGTGCGAATTCTTCTGGTCCGTATAAACCTTTTCTGTAATTTACCCGTTGCTCATTAATATAAACTACTTGATGCTCAGGGCCATTCTGGTGGCTGCCTTCTTGCTGATCATAATAGTACACATCTGTAACAGCATCAAAAGGTTCGGCTACACGTTGCTGGGCGGTGGAGCGAAGCGCTGCAACTCTCATTGGAGGTAGCGGGCTAGCGGTTCCAACCACTTGGATATTATCCCCGATTTTATAATTAGATCCACTGTCTTGAACAATTACATCAGCTATCCAGACGCTCGATCCTTCCACGACAACACTTACTTGTGCCTGCACCGTTCCGTTTATTGGTGTTGCCGAGTTAGAAGGTTTATTTAGTACATAAGTGCCTGCGACCAAATTTGCGCTATAGCCAACAATGGTGACAAAACTTCCAGCGGCATTGGCATTAGTCCACATGTAGCCTACTCCACCTGTATCTATATAACCTGCATTGAAGCCAGTAATATTTAATACTTGGCTGGTTAAAGTCATTAATATATCTATTGTGGCTCCAGAAGCAAGATGCGTAAAAGTAGTTTTCTGCGTAAAGGGCTGACCCGCCCCAGTGGGGTATGGTGCTCCTAACACATCTGTATGCAGCCAACGTGTACCAAAGCCAATTATTACTGTACCTTTTGGTTCTTCAGTTGCAGTTGCACGTGAAGCTGAGCTTACTCTCAAACCGCTGCCAGATCCTCCGGTAGTAGTGTTATAAACACCTGGCGCTATATAACCGATAGTTGAATATTCGACAGCTCCTAATGATTCGACAGCTCCTTGCGTGGGTTTACCTCCGTAATACATAACATTATTTGTTGCGGCTTGTTCTTCTATTTTTTCTCTGTATCCTTTGTAATAAACTGTGACCGGCCCCAGAACTGTATCTACTGTGTGATATACTTCACCGCCAGATCTTGCATCCAAAACGCAAATTTTGTTGCCGGCAGGTCTGCCATAAGTAAGATAACCTCCGCCTGATATAGGTCGCAATCTGATTTCATACTGCAAATCAGGATTGGGGAAGCGAATACGAATAAAATTGAACTGGTCTATTGGTGTGCGCCCTTTAACGCAAAAAGGTGAACCGGATTCAGGATCAAGACCAATCCAACTATCATCGCCTTTCTTGCGAATTTGAAGTCTAAAAATAGAATACCTTAAGCCATAATCAGAATAGGTTCCAACATTATAATTATTACCGCCCGCTTCAAGCGCATCTAATGTGCCATCATCAGGTATTGCGGCAAAGTTTGCTATGCCTGTAAATCTTTTCCATACTTGTGATTTTATGCCAATTTCAACTTGATTTAATTTACGCGTTGTTGTTATA